ATCCATTAATTTTATTAAATTGTACTGGAATTTCAGTTAAATTTTTATCACTTATATCAACATCAACATCAACATCAACAGTTAAATCATCATTAATTATGAAGTTTTCAATCTCCATTTCATTTAACCAATCTTCAATTTCTTGTTTATTTTTTAACATTATTTAATTCCTATATTGCAAATATTCCAACATAATCATCCCATATTTTTTGAGTTTCGTCATAACCAACTTCATTTAATAACTCTATATATATTTTAATTTCTGATTCAGGTATTGATTTAGACCAAACATATTCTTCTGATTTAGGAGCGTATTTTGGTGATTTTAATTTTTTATTATCTTCACAATCAAATCTATTTTTAACTTCTTTAGGTGCTCCTTCTAAATCTTCTAAATCACAATCATGACAATAAAAATCTGTTACACCAATTTGTGGACAACCTTTTAACGACTCCATTAATTTCTTTTGGTGCTCCTTCTAAAATTCTTAAATCACATTCATAACACAGAAAAATTGTTACTCCAATTTGTGGACAACCTTTTAATGATTTTAAATTTTTGTTACCACCACAATCAAACACACCTTTAATTTTATTAAATTGTACTGGAATTTCAGTTAAATATTTATAACTTATATCAACATTACCATTAACATCGACAGTTAAATCATCATTAATTGTGAAATTTCTAACACCCATTTCATTTAACCAATTTTCAATTTCTTGTTTATTTTTTAACATTAATATCCTCCATAAACATCGCTTATATCTTGCCCATCAATATTGGTAATATCAATATCTCTAGTTGTATGAGCTTCAGTATAATCAAATAAATCATCAGATTTAATATCTTGAATCTGGTTATGCCATAGATTAGATTTATCTGTTGGTTGAGTTAACTCAGTTAATTCGTTGTTAGTATCTTTAAAATTTTCATATGAAGGTTCTCTTCGTACACAATCAGCTTTCCAAATGTATGTACCTAATAACGCATTCATTCCATCTTCGCTTAAATTTTTAGATCTAATTCTAGTTATTTCGTATTCTTCGTATATTCCAGGTTCTATTGGATCTCTCATTCTAAAAAAATCTCCAACCTGAGGTGCAATTCCCCATTCTTCCAACGACAGTTCAGCTGGAATTGTATGGTATATAATATCACCAGATACAACCCCTGTAACTATGTCGCCAATTTGAGTTAACATACCACTTACATTTCCAGTAGTTGGAGTAAACCCTTCATAAAATTGTGGAATAGCAAATCTATGATTAACTGGTTTTAATGCATACTCCATAGTTGATAAAAAATTTAATTCTCCAGATAATGGTAATAATTGAGTAGTTCGTCCACTAATATCTGCATTAGCAGAATATAAATCTCCACTAACACTTACTACAGATGACCCTGATGTTACAACTCCTGATACTATTCCTGAAAACGGAGCTATATCTATTTTACCAATTTTATGTCTAAAACTTTCAGTAAATCCATCAACCATAAAATCAATAGAATACGACGATCCTAGATTTGACATACCCATCTGTGCCATTAAAAATTCATCTGCATTAACTTCTAAAATCCCTATTATCTCACCAGATACATTAAATGGAGCCACAGCAGATTCTCCGTATATATAATCACTATATACTGAAGATAATGTTGGATTTACAAAAAAATCGTTTTCTCTCCTAAAATATATAAAATCTACTCCATACATATGAATACATTCTTCCATCCATGAAGCTAACAACTCAATTTGTGCAGTATTTTTTGACTTATCTAAAAATCTAACTCGTTGGTCAGTCATACACATCCTTTTTTTTTTAATTATTTATAATAAAATGTTGTAAATATTTGTTATACTGCATATTATACATTATATAAACTAATAATAACGAAAATAATAAATGAAAGATTGTCTACAACATACTATTAATGCAAACGATTGGTTTGTGATAAAGGGAGTATATGGAATATTTTTTATTACTGGGACTCAACAATTGGCTAGGTTTCAACTTAATAAGATCCCTGTCATAACTAGTGATAATTTAATATCTACTTATCACGTAGTTATTTTAAATAATAATAATGTATCTGAGTTTAAAGATATATTATCATTAGATGGGTATTCATTAAATACTATCATTAAAGATATAAAATACCATTGTTTAGATATAATAAAAGTGTCAACTAATGAAGAAATTGAAGCGTATATATTGATTAATCAAAAAGAAAAAAATAATAAATTTGAACTATTTCGATCATATAATGAAATGTTTAGATAATATAATAATTTAACAAATAAGGAGAAGTATGAGTACTACGTATAAATGGGTTGATAGATATTCGCCTACTAAATTACAAGAGTTGATTTTAAACCCATCAACTAAAACTATGTTAGAAGAGTTTATTAAAAGAAGAAAGTTACCTCATATATTGATGGTAGGTAAACCTGGTATTGGCAAAGATTCTACTGCTAATATATTAATTAACGAGTTAAATGCTGATAAATTATATATAGATTGTACTAAATCAAATATTGATACTATTAAAACTAAGGTAGCTGGGTATTGTGAAGCAGTAGCGTTTGATAATGAATATAGAATTGTGTTTTTAAGAGAAGTACATAGATTGTCATTTGAAGCTCAAAACTCATTATTAAATTTAATTGAAGATAACCAACAATATAGTATTTCGTTTATATTAACTGCAAATTATTTAGCAAAAGTTATTCCAGCCGTTCAATCAAGATGTCAACAATTGGATATAAAAACAGAGAAAAAAGAAATATTAAATAGATGTATATCTATTTTAAAAAAAGAAGAGGTTGAATATACTAAAAATGAAGTGAAGGAATTTTTAGAAGAAGTTATAAAGGTTAAATATCCTGATATACGATCAATAATTTCTACCCTTGAAATGTGGTCAGTTAGTGGAACTCTTACTAATTATGGATTATCAAGTGCAGAAGATATTGAAAAAGTATGTAAGTATATTATAAATTGGAAAGGAAATCCAAAAGATTTGCGAGTATATTTAATTCAAAATGAAGGGTTGTTTAACTCTGATTGGGAATTGTTATTAGGTGCAGTATTTAATCAATTAGAAGACCCATCACTTCAAATAAAATGTGCTGAAAAATTATACCAAATGAGTTTGGTATTAGATAAAGAAATACAATTTTATAGTTTTATTTTAATTTTAAACCAACAATAAGGAGAAGAGTATGTACACAAAGGGTCAATTTAACTCAATTGAAGGAAAAGAAAATTTTTTACTAAGTATTGGAAAATTAGAGCAATACAACGGTGGAGTATTAACGGAAGAAATTATTGAACAATTTAAGCATAGATTTAATTTATATACAATATATGGAAATAAAGGTATAGAAGAATATGAGAAGGAATTGTTGAAAAAAGGTATAACTATAGAACAATTGAATAAAATGAGAGGAACAGCAATTAGAATGAGTAATTGGAATGGAGTTACTTTTGTAAAAGATGAAGTTGAAAGAACTCCAAAAGGAAAATATTATGAAGTAAAAGTAGGGTGTTAGTATATGGGATATAATTATTATAAAGGTTGTACAGAAGTAGAGTTTGTAGAAGGCGAAGATAGAGATGCTTTAATACAACGAACACTAAAGTTTGTTATGCAACGAGCGCATATATATTGGAGAATGAATAATTATCAAGTTGATATTGATGATTTGATTTCTGCTGGAAATATGGGGTTAATTACTGCTGCAAGTAAATATAACAAAGATAAAGGGCTTAAATTTACTACATATGCTGTACACCATATTGATAGACGAATTAAAAATTTTATAGCAGATGATAAAAACATTATTATTCCATATGTACAGAAAAAACGGTTGAAAGTTATTAACAATATAATAAACACCCATTCTCAATCATTTGGTAAAACTCCATCTAAACATGATATCGAACAAGCTAGTGGATATACTAATCGTATGATTAAAATGGCTATGAAACATAATGTGTCAGATGATAAGGTAACGTTTGATACTAATGAATTTAACGAAATGATAAGTCAAGAAAATTATGTATTTACTAATAGTATTGATAAAAGCAAATGTTATGACTCTCCTATTGATATTAAAATAAAACAAGAAGAATTACATGAATTATATGATATGTTGAATACACTAAATGATAAAGATAAAGATTTGATAATTAAGAGGTTTATTGATGGAAAAAAAATAATTGATATTGCAGCTGAAAGAAATCAAACTCCAGCGAATATAACTATTAGAGTTGGAAAAGTACTTAATATATTAAAAGAAAAGTATAAACAAAAAGGTGTTGTAGATGCTTATTAATAAATGTACGTTATGTGGGAAAACATCAAGTATTAAACAAGGTATAAAATTTGATTCACGATCTATTAAATTAAAAGTACCTAATTATAAAAATCAAATGATAAATATTAGGATAGAGATTAATTGTGTTGAATCTGATGATGATATAAAATTAGCTAAATTAAATGATATAAACCAAATTAAAGAAATGTTAAATATACTAAAACATGAACCTCTCCCTTCAGTGATTAGTTTGGAGTTAAATGATCCTGACCCATGTTTATGTTCTAACTGCGAAGCAGAAATAATTAAATTAGTGCATAGTGGATATGGTAAAAAAAATAGGTTTGATAAGTTTTAAGATTTCGAATCTATAATAGCGTCTACAAATGTTTCAGTGTTAAATGGCACCATATCAGTGGATGATATTTCATCAGATGAATTTAATCTCATAGAAGTAAGTTCTTTACGGTGTTCAAATTTTGTATTTTCTAACTCCATTTGTTGGGTATGCTTTATTTGAACTAGGTTGACTTTATTATATTCAGCCATAACTTGGCGTAATGAATCAATAACACTAGCTACTCCAGCAATAGATTCAGGATCTCCAGTTTGGTCTAATACAAGTTGAGCTGAAGTTAAGGTTTTTTTACCTGCGTTTACTAACTCACTAAGTTGACTGTATATATGAGATACATTAATTTCTACATCATTAGATTGTGGTGTATGATTAGATTCAGATAACTGAGACGAATTAGATCCAGTCTCTAGTATATCAAAAATTTCATTCAATCCTGCGGTATCTAAATTATGCATAATTCCTCCGATATATAATTATATACTATTCATAAATGTATAAAACGCTTGTTTTATTTTTTCATTACGTTCTCTATCTCTTAATGGAAGGGTATTTAAATCTTTAGCTATTTGTTTATAAGGTATTTCAATAATTTCTCCATGCGAATCTAGCATAAATTCTTTACTTTCTAATATTCCATCAACCCAACATCTATCGCCAGAATCTAACGTTCCTGAAGGATCTGCAACCATATCAATAGCTTTTAAATGATATTCAACATCTACTATACCATTTTCGTTGATTTCTCCTACACCACGGGTACTCATTCCATATTTTAACCCACCAGCTAAATGTGCTGCAACCATATCTGCTAATGGCGCTCCAGTTAATAAAATAGATTTTCCATTCCATACATTACCATGTTGATTTAATTCTATAATTCGGTGTACTACTCGATCTGGGTTTATAGTAGTTGATTGAGGATGGTTTAATTCACCAGCTGCCAAGTTTGTTAATATATATTTTTTATTATAATCATCAACTGATTGTTCCATCAATGATTGTTTATATAATCTTCCATTCTGATTTTTTACTTCAGATACGATCATTGGACCTTTTAAATACATTTTTTTAACTGCATTTGGATTAGCTTGTTCTACAATTACTTCATAATTAGTATTTTCAAAGTTATTTTCTGCTATAAGTTTCATATTTATACCTAATGTTTTAATTATTTATATTTTAATCAAAATCCTCATCTTCGTTATTTGAATCCAAAGTACCGGCATCTTCAATAGATGCAACTTTGTATGCAATTTCAGCTTGTCGTATTTTATCTTTTTCTATAGATTGGTATATTTCATCTATATCTTTATCAGTTAATCCAAAACTTTTCTTTAACAAATAAGTATTCATATCTTCAAGAGCGTATATATCTTTTAACGCAGTATATACATCTAATTTAGCTTGTATTAATTTTTGAGATTGATATAAATCAAATGAAGATGGTGCGATAAATTCAACATTAATATCTCTTGATGATAAACCATCCACCCACATATTTTTCATTTTTATATGTGTTATAAAACTAGATTTAACTCCTTCTGATATTTTAATTAATAACCCACTCATTATAAATTTATAAAATCTATATTCTTCATAACTTATAACATCAGCATTTTCATATGCAGTAGTAGGTTCAGAATATCTTGAAAACGGTACCTTTAAAGTTTTATAAACTTTCTTAACCCAATAATCCAAATCATCTAACTCCATTAACGATTGACCAGTACCGCCTACTGTTTCTACTTTAGTACCTTGTCCACCGTTTGTAGCAACAAACCAATAATTATCCATCATAGAAATGGCATCATAATTTGAATTTACTGTACCAGTTTTTTTATCATAAATTTGTTTAGTATTATATTTTCGTATTAGTTTAGCCGCTAATTGCTCTGCTTTAGCAGGTTGCATATTACCAGCGTCGATATTAAATGCTAATCGTTCAGGAGCTCTAACTAATCTGTATATTAAAATAGCATCTTCAATTAATGTTAATTGGTTATAAGGTTTTTTAGTTTTATTTAATAATGGAATTACTGACAATCCATCAGGAGTGTAATTACCTGTATTACAATACGTTAACTGTTCAAAAGGCAAGAACACTGCTCGGTCAGAAATATTATCATTATCTACATATGTACTTAGTTGAGTTAAATCTCGTTTACTTCCTTTAAATGCATTAATATTTTGTTGAATAACGGCTTCCGAAACATCACTACTGTTATTTAATATTGTTATTCCTTCTCGTTTTAATGAATTAATATCAAATGCAAACTCGTATGCTTCTGTTTTAATTGGTTTAACCCCTATAATTCCATCTGAATAATCGTTAGCGTTAATTATGTTTTCCCAGCATAACTCTCCATCTATTAATAATTGACCTACATACTCAGTTAAATTTTTGTTAAAATCAAATATCTCAATAAATGTTTTAAACTCATCTTTAATTTCATCCAAACCAGTAATTTCTGAACGTATATTAATATTGATACAATTACCATTTTCATCCATGTTTAACGAAGAGTATTTAATCTCATCTACTGCATCGCTTATTATATCACTTTCAGCCATAACCCTAAACGTTGTTAATTTTAGTTGTTTATTAGTTAGAATCGTTGATAACGGTTCTGATTCTGAGGTAGCGGTGTCTAAATATCCTCCTGGATTAAATTTAGCACGTTCTGATTTATCTAATTCTTTATAGAATTTATCAACCATGCTATGTCTGTCTTCTTTATTTTTAGAAGTGTTAACTTGTTGAAATCCTGCAGATTGAGGGTTTATTTCATCAGTTTTATTAATTCTAAATACGTTATTGATTAATTCTGTTATAAGCTTCATATTATGATTTATGTTTTAATTATTTATAACAAACTAGTATAATAATTAGAGTATAATTTAAAAGTAGTACAAAATTTTATATTCATGATTGTAAATTATGTATTTAATTTTTGCTAAATATACAGTATAATAATGTATGATTATAAACGTTGAAGAAATTAAAAATTATGAACATTTATCTAAGAGAATGGATGAAATATTTCAAGATGCTCAAAAAGATTTAGATTTAAATGAAATGAATATTCGTGAAAAAGCATTAGCTGCTCCTGCGTTAAAGGCTAAATGGGGTGCTATACGTTTTGCAGAAGAATCTTTTCTGCGTAAACTTGAAAGAAAAAGAGAAAATATGATGGAACAATATACTGAAGAATTTGGAGTTATAGGTAAACCTAAATTTCAAGTTAAAAATGAAATGTTAAAAAGTGTAGAAATACAAAAAATAGATAAAATAATTAAAAGTCAAAAAGAACTAGTATCCTTTGTATTAGAAATATTAAAAACCTTTTACGGATTAGGGTTTGATATTAAAAATTCAATTGAAATTTTAAAATTAGAATCATAATGATAACATTTACTAAATCTAATACATATAACAGAGCTAAAATAATATATGACGATGAGTTTATATTTAATGAAATCCGTGAAAAATTTGAATACAAAAACTCTGCAGCACGATATTCAACATTTGCCCAGCCTATAAAAAATCCAATTACTCCATTAGGTTCTTATATGGTGGGTCTTACTGAAGACATAGTAAATGTAGCTAAAAAATATGATGAAATAAGTATAGACCCAAATTTACAAGAGTTTATAAACCCTATACGTATTGATAAAATAAAATATGTTCCTGAATCTAAATTTAAATTAAGAGATTATCAATTAGAAGCAAGTACTTCATTATTACTGCATGGTTCTGGAATGATAGTATACCCAACAGGTAGTGGTAAATCTTTAATAATAGCAACAATACTTTGGACATATATAAATCACGCTGAAGTGTTAAATAAAAATGAAGTATGTGTATTACTTGTGCCAAATACAACGTTAGTAATTCAAATGTATAAAGATATGATAGAGTATGGAATTCCTGAAGAATATATACAAATGTTTAGTTCTAAATCAAAAGAATTAATAAAAGGTAAAAAAATTATAATATCAAATAGAAAATGGGTTATGACACATTTTGATGGGTTTCCAGTTATAAAGGTATTATTTGCAGATGAAGTACATACATTAGCAAATAATAAATCTGGTAAATGGGTGCAAAATCTTCCTATCCCGATTAAATTAGGATGTACTGGTACTATTTCAAATAACAGTAAAGATGATGAGTATTTTTTACATGGAGTGTTTGGTCCAGTTAGATCAACTCGATCTATTGTTAAAATGCAAGAAGATAATTATATCGCTAAAATAAAGTTATTATCTATTCAAATAGAGCATAATCCAATACCAAGATTTCCACGTAGTACATATGAAGATATATGTAAAGGATATCAATATGAAATGGAATGGTTGAATACTGAGATTAAAAGTATTCGAATAATAAGTAAATTAGCAGATAAATTACAAGGTAATACGTTGATAATTTTTAAACGATTAGTACATGGTAAAAGTATATTTGATGAGTTAACTTCATCAAACAAACATTTAATAAATGGTAATGTTGATGTAGTATTAAGAGATGAAGTTAGAGGTATAGTTGAAAAATCAGATAACGCTAAAGTAGTAGCAATTGCTTCTACTTTTTCAACAGGTATTAATATTAAAAATATTCAGTATGTAATGTTAGTTGGAGGAGGAGATTCTTTAATAACACTCATACAAACTATAGGTAGAGGATTAAGATTATTAAAAGGTAAAACTCATTTAACGTTAATAGATGTATCTCATAATTTAGAATATTCAGTTAGACATTTTAAAAGAAGAGAAAAAGTGTATAACACTGAATACGGTAAACACGTTGTAACAAAGGTAATAAAGGTATGATATGTTAGATTTATCAGAAGTATATGATCGATTAAAAACTGAAGAAGATTTAAAGAAAGATATAAAAGCATTTGAAATGGAGCAAAGAAAAAAAGTTGAACGTATTATAAATGTTGGATTAAAAGGATTAATTTTAACTAATAGAGGTGGAACTAATGATTCATATAATTTATACGAAAAAACTGAAGATAGAAGCGCGCCTAAATGTATTAAACGTGGTAGAGCTGATAGAGAATATTCAATTAAATTAGCTCAAGATGTATTAGGACATAATAATTTTGAAATTGGTGATTTACAAGAAGAAATTATATTAGGATCAAGATTTCAAGTTAATGGTAGATATTTAACATGTGTTAACGTTAGTCAAGAATTATGGAATGAATTTAATATACGTAAACATCGATATAAATTTAACCCAACTTTTAAATACGGAGCTGAATGGCTTTCAAGAGTGTATGCATTAGGATTTACTACAGGGACTATGAGAATAGAACAAAATGGCGTAGGAACAATAATTGATAAACTAATAGGTACTAAAACTAATAGAGATATATGGGTTATGCATAGATATAAAAATAATTGTGTGTTTGGTGGAGATATAACTTCTGACTATATAGATAATATAAATTCAGTTGAAACTATGGAGAATTATAAAGGTTAATGACAGATATTAAGGAAATACTTAAAATACATTCAAGTTATGATATTAATTTAGCTCAAATCTATAATGAAAAGAAATTAAAAAATAACCGTAATACTAAGTTTAGTGTATTTTTGCAAAAAAACCTGGCAAAATTTCCTCCAGAAGCGTTTAATATACATCATAAACAACGAACAGATTTTGGTATTTATTATAATGATAAAGAAATTTCATATTTTAGAATGCCGCATAAATTATTTAAAGATATATTAACAGATTATAATAATACCAACCCTGATTTTCCAGTTGAATGGGCATTACTTGCAATGGGGTTAATATGGTATTATGATTTTGGATATGATTATACTAAATCACAATTAACTAAACCTATTGATAAACAAAGAACTTCTGAACAAAAAGGTAAAATTTCATGTCATTTCTTTAAATGTATTCATTATGATTACAAACCTATGATGAAATGGTTAGAAACTCATAATTATTATAAATGTGATTATTATAAATGTTATGCAAGTCCACGTATTACAGATAATACTACGTATACATACAGTATAAATGCTAAATATGCTACGTTAGTAGATTCAAATTCTCCAATGACAAAATGGTCTACTACTAAATGTATTGAAAAATATCAACAACGGATTGAAAAGTATTTTTTTAATCAATTTGATATTAGAGATTGGAGATCAAGTTTACCAAATGACAAAATATTTCTTAAAGATATACTAAAGGTTTATTATTATTGTAAAGGAAAGTTTGAACCTGATTTTGAAGATTATAAAGCAACATTAGAGCTAACTCTTAAACATTGTGATGATAACAAATTTATGCCTGTACTTAAACAAGTGTTAAAAGACAATGTTAATGATAAAGAATACTGTAATAGTATATTAAAACTGTTGAAAAGAACAAAATCTAAAACTAAACACCAAGTGTTTGAAATACTACGAGAAAACTATGATATTATAATAGAAAAACAATTACAAGCGTATGAAACTCAAGCTAATGCATTTATAGAATTAATATATTATGGTGATAATACATGGATTAGTGATAATTTTAGTGGAAGAATGCATAATCGTTTAACTCGTATGAATAAATTTTTTAAAAGTTCATTATTTCATAAATCTGGAAAACCTTTATATGAAGTAGATATTAAAAATTCACAGTTATCAATATTAATAAACCAAGCATATGAATTTTATACTAGACCTACTGCAAAACGATGGTATTCAGAAAAAACAATAACAGAGTATAAGTCTCAGATAAAAGCATTACAAGAAATATTAATAAATGGAGATTTGTATGAATATTTTGATAAAAGAATTGAAACTCCTATTGGTAGAGATAAAATAAAAATAAAGATATTAACATTAATGTTTGAAGATATTAAAAGATTAAAAGAAAGAAAATATGATAAAGACATGGTAGAGATATTAAAAATCTTAGAACATGAATTTGAAGCGGTGTATAAATATTTAGAATTTCTACAAGAAGGAAATCATAAAAATTGTGCAAAACATAATCAACAAATAGAAAGAAGTTTATTAAGAAAAATTAATAGTATAGGGATTAAAGCAAGTGTTCATGATTCATATATAACAGAAGACAAAGAAAAAATAAGAAAAACTCAAGAAATAATAAAAACAGAAAAGATTAAAATAAGAATAAAAAAAATACAAATAATAGAAGCGAAAATACCAAAGAAGAACATAAAGAATCAAATAAAAGACAAAAAGAATAAGAAAATAGAAATAAGTAAAGATAAAAAAATGAATAAAATAGAAATAAGTAATAAAATAAAGAATAAAATAAAGAATAAAAATATATTACTATTATTAGAAAGAAATCGATATATCCATAATTTTAGTCCTGGGTAATGGATTTAGTGTAATCAAACCCATTATTTGTAAGAGTTTCATAAAGTTCACGTAAATATTTGATATTTACGTGATTTGTGGGGTATGTATAATATATTCTTATTTTATATTAATTATAAATATATAAAACAGGAAATCTTATGAAATACATAGATATATTATTAGAACAAAACCAGTCGTTATTAGATTATGACGAGTTTAGTGATATTTCACTAGAGGTAGTCCCATCATCACGAGAAGCTAGTTTTTCTAAAGTCAACACAATATTGTTAGATAAATTTATTAATGTGTTTGAACAAAAACATGATACGTATTTAGCAAAAATCCTTCAAGTTGGGATAAATACTACTATTACTAATTTTGTAAATAGAATAGTGTTTAAAACAGAATGTAAATATCTTAAAACATTTATAATTTCAAATCTAGACGAAGTTAAATCCAAACTATTAGATGGTATAAACGAATATTTAGCTAGTAAGATTGATGAATTAGAAAAAAAACAGATTAAAAACCAAGAAATAGCTGCTAAAAGAAACAAAACTCGTAATAAAAATAAACAAAAACAACAAGCTATATTAGATAATCAAGCATTGTTATTACAACATTTAACTCAAAATGTTAAACCTACTAATTAAGGAGAAATATGGATACATTAACTTTACCAATTGAAACATTAAAAGACGATATTATAATTAATAAAAAATATAAAGAAAAGGAACAACTAGTGTTAGACACTGTTAAATTAAATATTAACTATTCAGATTTAATCAATAGTAAATTATCATGCATATACTCTAAAACTTTATTAAGGTCTGATATAACAGGAGTTGAAGAAATTGATGAAGACCAATTAGAATGGGAAATATACCAAACTGAAACATTACCTCCAATATCCTTTAAATTAACTGAATTAATAAAATCTAATACTAGAGTTACAGTGTTATTACAAGAGGTAACCCATATATTAGATGAAGAATTTCGTAAAACTATAAATAATTAAAATAAATTAGGGAGCATATTATGCCAATTAGAACTATACAATCACCAGGTGTTGAAATACGTGAAATAGATAATTCACAAAACGCTGCATCTTTAGCCGGAACATATGGGTTAGTGATGGGATATACAGATAAAGGAGAAGAATTTAATCCTTTACAAATTACATCATTACAAGATTTAGAAACAAATTATGGAATTCCAACCAATGAAGCTGAAAGGTACTCTTACTATGCAGCAAGAGAAATTCTTCAACAAGGTGGAAGACTGTCATTTGCTAAATTACCGTATAATAATTTAAAATCATCAAATTACAAATTTTTGACATTAGATTTTGAAAAAACTTCAATCGCACCAAATGATGCAGATTTAACTCCGTTATCAGCAGAATATGAAATAACAGATTCATATGATGTAGTATTAACTAGCGGTGGTATACTTTCAAGAGATAATTATGATACTATTAAGGCTGGTGGAAACTGGTCTGGAGTACCAGCAACAGCTGATATGATAATTGTAAATGAAACTAAAGAACAAATATCTGATAATAATGAAGGATTATTTATAACACTTATAGACCCAGTTAATGGTTTAAAAGTACAAAGAATGTATCCTGAATTTTCAGATACTCATTTTCCTTCTTTAACTGGTATGAATCAAGATAACAACACTATAATGGATTTAATAACTGGATTTTCAGATACTTCAATTACTAGTGATAAATTAGGTGTTACTCTTTCAGATACATTAAATAATTCGTCATTATCTGAAACATTAGCTACATATTTTCCAACAATTGAATTTGTTGATAATGGAGTTAATATATCTAAAGAATATAACAATTATTTAGGAATGGCTGTTTGTAAATTATATACGGATGAAAATAATGAAGGTAAATTAAATGTAAGTATAGAAGAGATATATGTAGGTTCTATTTATACAGGTAAACGAGATCTTGCAACAGGCCAATCAATATACTTACCAGATTTAATTAACTCTACTTCAAAATATATTAAACTTTATTCTCGTCAAGATTTAAGCGGTGTTAACCAATCTAAATTAGAGACTGAAAACGACTCTACTATTGTACGAGTTAATACTATTCAATATCCGTTAATAGGGTTTTCTAGTGCAGAATCAGAAAAAATCATACAAGGCGGTACTATTGTTAGTAATATGGAATTAGTATTTAACCGATTATCTAGTTTAGATGATGTTCAACTCGACATTGTAGTTGAAGCAGGGTTAGGAACTATTTCTGAATTTACATCAGATCCTGGAAGTCCAGAAGGAACGATATTTAATCCAGAAAGTGATATTGAAAATATATCAAAGGTTGATAATTGGAGAGCTGTTGAAAATTCATTAATTAATTTTTGTGCTAAAACCCGAAAAGATTGTATGACAATATTAGATGTTCCTAGAACTTTAGTATTAAACGGCAAAGTTAAACACATACGTAAGACTGCTCCAGAAAATACTTTTAGTAATACTATTGGTAAAAATCTACGATATGTAACTGGATTAAATTCTAGTTATGCGGCATTATACGCAAGTTGGTTTAAAATGGTTGATACTCATACTGGTGTTAATTTTTGGATTCCACCTTCTTCAAAAATTGTAGGTGTATATGTTTATAACGACTCGGTTGGAGAAATATGGGATTCACCTGCAGGATTAACACGTGGAGTAGTTAATGGAGTTAATGATATTGCATTTAACCCAACTACAAACGAAGCTGATCAATTGTATATAAAAAGTATTAATTACGCAGTTAGTTATCCAACTAATGGCATAATAGTTAATTCACAAAAAACAACTCAAGTTAAATCATCAGCATTTGACAGAGTTAATATTCGTAGGCTATTCTTAAAATTAGAGAGATTTACTAGAGAAACTGCAAAATACTTTGTACAAGAACCTAATAATTTATTTACTAGAAGAAGATTAGTGGATGTATTAACTCCAACGTTTGATAGATTTCAGACTGCAGGTGGGTTATATGATTATAATATAGTATGTGATACATCTAATAATACTCCAGATGTTGTTGACGCTAATGAACTTAAAGTAGCGATTTTAGTAAAAGGAGTTAAAACAGCTGAATTTATATTAGTTGATTTTATCGCAACTCAAACGAATGCTAATTTCAACGAAGTAATAAACGAAGTATTATAATTTAAATGGGTCGATTTAAATCGACCCATTTTTATGCATATGGTATTGATAATATTTATAAATATATAAAATACCAATAGGAATATAACATTATGGCTATAGCTAGAAATATTAAAGATTTTTATACTAAATTTCAAAACGTTCCATTAAGAAGAGGACATGAGTTTGAATTAACTTTAAGTACTGTAATTGATGGTTTAGATGAAGATATAAAGTTTTATGCAACTTCTTCACAATTACCAGGAAAAAAAATACAACCTGCTGAAATAAAATTTCAAGGTATGACGTTCAGATTACCAGGAGAAATGCAATATACAGGTTCTATCACCGTACAATGTAGATGTGATAGTAATATGAATACATTTGAACGTATTAAATCATGGCAGAATGAATATGGTAACTTGGCTATGAGTGGTGGCGGAGATAAACGTCTTCCATTGTCTAAAGTTAAAATAGATTTACTGGATTCAACATTATCTGACATTGTTAGAACGTATGAATTAATTGGATGTTTTCCATCAAATGTTGGAGATATAGAATTATCTCATGATAATACAGAACCTATAAAGTTTGATTTAGAAATAACTTATCAATATTTTACAGAAAATCAGAATGATGAACTCAAAGGAGTAGGTATGCTTAATATACTTAAAAATATATTAAAATAATCCAACTATAACAAAGTTATTGTAAATATAATCGTAAAAAATAAAAAGGCTATATCGTTTGGTATAGTCTTTTTTTTTATTAGTTATAAATAATTAAAACAGGAACACATATGTTAGGATTATCTTCATTAAAACGAGCTCGGTCTATAGTTCATGGAAATAAGACAGTTGGAAAACTTAAAGGTGGATTACAAACTATCTCTCAAGGGATGGAAGTTGTAGATGAAGCCAAAGGGTTGTTAGACGATATATTTGGAACTCATAAACCCCATCATCAAAAATTAGATAATATATACGGGCCTGATCAAACTAATGCACG